AACCTTGGCTTGTTGTTGGAACGGGTGCATCTCTTGAGAGGTGGGATGCTTCTATGATGTTAGACTACAACGTCTGGACAATTAACGGGGCATTGGAAAAAACAAGATATGCAGATATAGCAGCCTTTCATGATCCACCCATCTACAACGAACCAAATAAATACATAAACGGAAAATACAAAGCACGTTTTATTCTGACCAGAACCTGCAATAAAAAGATATATGACAACACCATCTTTGTGCAGTTTAAGATTGATCCTAATATAGGGCATTACACATTTAGAACATTCAACTCAAGCTCATTTGCATTTGAACTACTGATGAACCGATTCGACCAAGTATATACGTTAGGGATAGATGGAGGCAGAGCTTTATATCAAGGACTGACTGAACACTATATTCAAGCCGAACAAGGCACAGACTTCAATGCTCACAACGCCCACATGCACGAACTTCAGCAGAGAACCAAATGTCAATTAATTAGGCTGTGAAGAAGCACACTAAAATATATCTAAAGGAAATGAACTACCATCCCACCGATTGGATAGCCTGTGAACTATGCGGCAATACAGCCGTTGACATTCATCACATCGAGGCAAGAGGTATGGGTGGAGGAAACAAAGACACGATTGAAAACCTAATGGGATTATGCAGAAATTGTCACATCGAATATGGTGATAAAAAGCAACACAAAGAGATGTTAAAAGTTGTCCATAAGGTTAAGATGAATGAACGTAATTACAAAGTAAGAACAAAGTAATGAAAGAGATACCAGGCAGAAACGGAGGCACTCTAAAAGTTCCAGAGAAAGGGGAAACCAACAACCCTAACGGCAGACCTAAAAAGTTCACCACCTTGATGAAGGAGGAAGGCTACAAGCTTTCAGAGGTAAACGACAGCATTCAGGCAATCATGGCGATGGATGAGCAAGAGATTAAAAAGGTTCTCAAAAACGAAGGAGCAACCATGCTTGAAAAGACAGTTGCAAAGGCTATCATTAAATCGTATGAGAAAGGCTCACTCTATTCAATGGACACTTTACTCAGTCGAGTATATGGTAAGCCAAAGGAAACGGTGGATGCCACTGTTGAGGCAAAGGTTGTAAACGTGACTTTAAATTTAGACTAAACACAAAAGGTAAATAATATGGATGAAATTACATTTTTAGGAAACGCCTGGTCTGATGACTACGGCTTAAACATCACGGTAAACGTGGACAAATTCAAAAAAGCACTCGCTGACGGAAAGCTTGAGATTAACAAGTACGGAGATGTTCGCATCAGAGTGCAGAAACTCAAGACGCAAAACGACAGGTCAAAGGCAACCCACTATGTGGCAGTGCCAAGACCACCGAAGGAGAAAGACGATCTACCATTTTGAGAATCTTACTACTACTTGACGGCATGAATGGGGTGTCCTTCCATAGGTTGTACACTCCCTACGTCAAAATTCAAATAGACTACGGAATCACAGTTGATGTTTCTGTTGATCAGGGGGAATGGGCTGACCTACCTTTTGAGAAATATGATTGCGTGGTATTCAACCGATGGCTTGGAAGATTGCAATACAACATCCTTCCAATACTTGCCAAAAAGAAAATTCCTTTCATAGTTGATATTGATGACTATTGGATTATACCTAAACACAACCCAGCGTATAAGTTTTACAGAGCATTTATCAAGAATGGAATCAAGGATAGTCTACACTATGCAGATGCAGTGATGGTGACCACTCCACAACTTCAGGAGAAGGTTAAGGAGTTCAATGAAAACGTCACAATTATCCCCAATGCGTTAGACTTAAATCAAAGTCAATGGAAAGCAGAAACAGAGCATCCTTTTACAATCGGATGGGTGGGAGGCTTATCCCACACTGAAGATTTAAAGTTGCTTACAGACAAAATAAAGCCTATCTGTGAGGAATACGGAGCAAGGTTCTTGATGTGTGGCTTTCATGAGAACGTTCCCGATTGGGCAACAATGGAGAAAGCAATTACAGGAGAGCCAAGACATAAACGCCCTGAGTGGTTTCAGACAAGAGTAGGAACAAAGGCAAACGAGTTCGGCAAATATTACTCAGAGATTGACATCTGCATTGCTCCACTACTTCTAACTAATTTCAACCGATACAAATCAGAACTAAAGATTCTCGAAGCGGCAGCCTACAAGTTGCCCATCTTTGTGAGTGAGGTTGAGCCATACACAAATCATCGTGACAATCTTGGATGTTTCTTTGTTAAGAACAATGATTGGTCAGAGATTGGAAAGCTTATCAAGTCAGACAAAGTCAAAGAGGTAGGTGAGATTAATTATCAATATTGCCAAGAAAACCACAACCTTGATACCATAAACAAAAAGCGTGTAGACCTATTGCGGCAAGTATGCAAATAAACTACTCAAGACCAAAACTGACGAGCTACCAAAAAGCCATCTTAGATTCAGATGCACGTTACACGATAACGGCAGCATCGACTAAGACAGGTAAAACTGCAAGTCATATAATTTGGTTATTTGAGCAGTCGCTTAGTTTAAAAGAGAATCAATCGGTGTGGTGGGTTGCTCCTGTGTACCAACAAGCGGAGATAGCATTCAGACGTATGAAGGCACAGGTCACAGAGAAAAACTTCTTTGTATCTAACGAAAGCAAGTTAACACTGATAACACCGGTAGGCTCAAGGATTGAGTTTAAATCAGCAGAAAAGCCTGACAACTTATATGGTGACGATGTGTACGCGGCAGTCTTTGATGAGGCATCAAGAGCAAGAGAGGACTCTTGGTTTGCACTTCGTTCAACACTAACGGCAACACAAGGCAAATGTAAGCTCATTGGAAACGTCAAGGGCAAAAAGAATTGGTTTTATAAATTAGGGGAAAGAGCAAAGTCTGGTGATCCTAACATGGAGTATTTCAAAATCACGGCATACGATGCGGCGGATGAGGGCATCATTGAACGTGAGGAGATAGAACAAGCCAAACGTGACCTTCCTGAGTATGTGTTCCGTGAGTTATATTTGGCTGAACCTGCTGACGATAATTCTAACCCGTTCGGACATGAGAACATTGACGCTTGTATTCAACAGAGTATCGGCACACCAACGGCATACGGAATCGACTTAGCAAAGTATACTGACTGGACTGTGATCATAGGACTAAACGAAAAGGGAGAGGTTGTTCACTTTGATAGATTCCAAGCAGATTGGAGTCAGACATTGCAGAAGATTACGGCAACCATAGGCAATACACCTGCATTTGTGGATAGCACGGGAGTCGGTGATCCTATCGTGGAGCAACTACAAAGGCAGCACCCAAGAATTAAAGGATTTAAATTCACAAGCCAATCAAAGCAACAACTGATTGAGGGCTTAGTGGTAGCAGTGCAAAGTCAAAAAGTCAGATTCCCCGAGGGTGTGATTGCGGATGAAATGCGTAACTTTGAATTTGAATACACAAGGACAGGAGTCAGATACACAGCACCACAAGGACTACACGATGACTGCGTGATGGCGTTAGCTCTTGCCAATGATTGCAAACAACACAATAAACCAGGACTATTCTACTATGCTTAAATGGAAAGATATTACAATCGGAATGCTCCAAGAGATTGGGGAGCTTCCTGATGACCTTAACCCGATTGAGAAAACAGCTCACACAGTAGCAATAATTAAAGGGCTGACTTATGAGGAAGTTGAGAAGTGGACATTGAATGACTTGCGAAAAATTGACTTGTCATTTTTAGAGCAAGAACCCAAGCACCGATTGAAATGGACATTCAAACACAAAGGCAGAAGATTCAAGCTCGTCAAGAATGCCAAAGCAATGGAGGCACATCACTTTATTGAACTGCAAGAATTAGGTGATAGCGACAAGATAGAGGCATTGCACAAAATCATTGCTTGTTTATCGTACCGGGTTAATATTTTTGGGCGAAAGATAGAAGATGACTATCAGTGGAAAGTTGACAATTTTAAGGATCTACCTGCTCCACAGTTTTACAAATACTCGCTTTTTTTTTCGGCACTCTATCCGAAATTATTAAAAACTACCCTAACTTATTTGAAGGCGGAGGTGAAGAAAGCAAAGGAGATGTTTTCGGATGGCTCGGACTCGTTGACCGATTAGCAGGAGGCAGACGGCAAGAGTGGGACGCTATCTTAGAGATGCCACTCACTGAGTTCTTGAATACCCTTGCGTTTCACACCACCATCAGCAAACAGAGGCAGAAGCGATTAGAGAAGGCGGCATCATCAGGTTTTGAGTCGTATGTCTGTGCCTGTTTGAACGAACTGCTCTAATTCAGCCACTTCGCTTGATTTCTTAATTATAAATAGATGGCACTATCAGCAAGTCACCAAGTCAGTGGAACACATCAACCAGCCTATAACGATAATTTGTGGGTTGTGGAGGAAACTTCCACCGGTATAACAGGCAATTTCAATTTTAAGTTTATCTGCGATGTAAAGAATACATCCGATGACCTACTCACAAGAATAAAAGTACCTTTACACTTTGGCTCAAACAACAGAGGCGTGTTCAACATCGCTCGTGTTTTAGAGTCTTACGTCACTCACGATTGGGATTTTACAGATACAGCTTCTCAGTCTTGCACCAACTCTTTCTTTGATTACAAATTAGAGTTTGGTTATGAGTACAGCACGGGAGCAACGTCACCAATAGAGCAGACATTAGCAGAATTGACTGTGACAGGAAACACTGTTTGGAATGCTGCACTATCACCGAGAGAGTTCTTAAACTATGACGAGGGTGATTATTTAATGGAGGCAAGTAGCACAGCTACATTTTTAACCAATAACAATGCAAAAAAAATATACCGAGATCAAAAAGATTGGCTCTATGCTCTCCACGATGGTACTCTCGACCATCTACTTGTTACTTTTTCTGATAGTAGTACTAACACCATATCTGTGGCAGCCGACGATGTGGCTCGTGTCCCGATTGGTTCAAATATTTCGGGAGGCATACCGACGGGTGCGACGAGTTATACGATTCGCCCAGAGGATAGCTCGAATAATTTGGTCGGATCAGTTTATACGATAACCATAGACGAGCGTTGTTCAAAGTATGATGCGGTTGATGTGTTCTTTCTTAATAGATTGGGAGCAGTTGAGTCATTCAGATTTAACAAGGTCAGGAGGGATAACTTCAGCATTGACAGAAGAACATTCAAACAAAACCCTTACACTTTAGATGGGCAGGATTACGCCTATACAAATCAAGACTTCAACACTTCACAATATTACACGGAAAGCAATCAAAGGATAACGCTAAACAGCGACCTAATCACAGAGGCAGAAAGTGTATGGTTGAGGGAGTTGGTGATGAGTCCAAGAATTTGGTTGTATGATGGGGAACTATACCCTATAAACATAACCGATGCAGAATACGAGCAGAGGTATCACATAAATGATAAAGCGTTTAATTTAAGCATTGAAGCAGAATTGAGTTTCCCAGATAAGGCTCAAAGACTATGATAGAAATTCTAATCAACGGAGAAAAGGTTGAGCTATCCCCTGACTTTGACATTGCCATCACTCGGTCTATTGCAGACATACGCAACCCAGAGCAGAGGAGTTCGGACTACTCTAAAACGGTAACCATACCGGCAACGAAAGTAAACAATCAACTACTTGGACATATTTTTGAGGTTGGTAACGAGATAACAGGAAGCGGACAGTTTACACCTGATTTTGATCCTACAAAAAAAGCGTCTTGTGTGGTATTGGTTGACCAGTTCCCACAGATAGAGGGATTCATTAGGCTTACAGAGATAGAGGTCAGCAACAACAACCTAATTGCATACAAAGCGACCATTCACGGAGAGAGTGCAAACCTTTTCACGGACATAGAGAACGCCAAACTTGCAGACCTTGACTTTTCAGAATACAATCACACGGTAAACATCACCAACATAACTGACTCGTGGGATACACAGATTTACATTGATAGCACACCCACAGCATTTGAATATGGCGTGGGGTATGTATGGTCACAGCTAAGACCAAAACGAGCCATTGAAGAAGATTGTAGCAAGTGGAGAGTTGACGATCACACACCTTGTTTGTATGCTAAAACTATCGTTGATAAGATATTTACCACATACGGCTATCAGTATTCTGACGATTCCTTTTTTACAAGTGATGAATTTAAAAGGTTAGTTGTTCCTTATACATTTGGCGGATTGTCAGAAACTCCTACAGGTGTAACAGATAGACTTTTTCAGGCTCAAGTAACAGCAACCACTACCCTAAGTGTGGGAGATGCTTTACCAGCCGCAAACGATAGCACAGGAGGAAACTTTGACAATGGTGGGAACTACGACAACACAACCTATCAGTATACTGTGCCAGATTCGGGCAATTATGTTTGGTATGTTCAGTTGCAACTACAAGCTGCACCGGTCAATCCTGAAGAAGTACAAATGGGGCTTTATAGCGATACAGGTTCAGGCTTTCAACTTAGAGAATTATTATCGTTTGAGTTCAACTCTCTATCAAGGCAAGAATTAGTCAAAATTGAAAGGAGTGCAGTATCTGGAGAAGTTTTTGAGGTTAGGTATGAGCAATACATAGACAGCTCAGGGATTGCTTCAAACATAGACATTGATATTGATGTAACATCATATTTTTACAATGGATCAACGGCTTTCTCAATCGCCTACAATAAAACGGTTGACTTTGGTCAATTCTTTACAGGCGACTACACACAAAAGGAATTTCTGTTGAACCTGGTTAAGATGTTCAATCTATACATTGAGCAAACGGATACAAAGACTCTGAGGATAGAAACAAGAGATGAATTTTATAACGGTGACAATGTTGACTGGAGCAAGAAACTTGACTACTCTCAGCCGCATCAGTTGCTACCGATGGGAGAGTTACAGAACAACCCATATAAGTTTAGCTACAAAGACGGAGGCGATAATTTAAACAAGCAATACAAAGAAACGTATTCTCGTGTTTATGGTGATCGTGTGATTGCCATTGATAACGATTTTATTAAGCAAGAGAAAAAGATTGAGGTCACGTTTGAGCCTACAATCATGGCACAGGATAATATATCAGGAAGGTATTACTCCCATGTCAATATGAACGACTCAAATCTTCGCATTTTGTACTATGGAGGAGCAAAACTAACTTCACCTTATTACACCTTTGATCAGAATCCTGCATCATCTC